ATATGAATCGTACTCTTCGCGGTTAAAATCTGTGTGACAAAACTCTTCATAAGCCATTGTTTTCATACGATTATATAAAATATTATTTTTCTTTTCTCCCACTCTTCTTTCGTCATCTTCAAATGCTTTATAAACACATTTCACTACTTTGCGGCGATTTTTAGGTGCTAAACATACCAAAGTACGAGTATTAGTTGTTATACTTTCCATCTTATTTAATATTATTAAAATTTAATTCTTTATTTATGTTTAAAAAAAATATAACTACCGTGTTTCTCTCGCATCGCACCAATTGTAGCTATTTCAACACGTTTTTGTATTTCTTCAATCTCTAAATCTTCTACATAAACGTAAACCATTTTACCTCCCTTCATTATAGATACGACTGCGGGATTTGATTTATATTTAGAAACATTCAGGTTCTCCCCATTTTTCTCTCCATTTTCTGACCATCGTTTCGAGTCTTTTAGTTGGGAGTTGTGAATCTCTTCTTTCTCTGGTTTTTTTCGGGGTTTCTGGGCAAACGATATTTTCGTATTCATATTTTTGGGATTTTTCCCATATGATCCTTTTAACATCTTCACAGAGCCCTTCGGTTGCTTGACAGAAAGCAAGTTTAAAGTCATAGGTGTGTAAATGCATGTAGTCCATATTTTCATTTATTTATTAATAATATTTATTTCTTATATTTTTTTCGACTTAGGTCTATAATGCATAAATAACGAATCAAATATAGAATATTCGATTATAACACGTTCACCAGCATCGTTTAAAGATATTATATTATCCAAAGATTTACTAGATGGTAATAACATTATCTTATCGTTCTCTATTATAGACATTTTTGATACCGTTCGAGAAAGATTAGGTGTATCGATTATATCACTAGATACACTTTTTCTAGATACGAATAATTTACAAACACTGGAATAAAAAGAAAACATAGTTGTTTGTTTTGCTATTAATTACGTTTATTTTTTTATATTCTAAATACAAGATGGTTTCACTCCAGGAATTACCAAAAAAAGTACAGTACATAACAATAGATTCAAAATTTGTTACGGGTACAAATAATACTTTTTCAATAGACCTTAATTTAACAGCAAATACACATGTGTCAGACATGAGTAAAGTATGTGGATTCAAAGTAGTTGATTTTTACGTCACTCAAATTGGCACAACAAGTAATGGAGCTGGTAATGGTGCTAAATTTATAGATATTGTATGCGAAAATATACCTAAAGTTGCACAAATACTTGACGAACGTCATGGTCAAATACTTACCAGAATACCCTTAGAAAGACAATTTGATGGTTCAAACAATTTTAAAATACACGATAAACAATGGCGTGGATTTAATAGAGAAACAAGTTTATTCAATCCCATTTCTATACAAAAACTCGACTTTGTGTTTTATGAACAACAGGGTAATGGCAATTATGTCACGTTACAACCAGATTCGGAATGGTTCATGACACTGGAAATTACATCCGTAGATGTTAAAGAAAAACCTATAAACAGAGAGATTCTTATACTCGAAGCACTACACAATCTTATCGGGAAGATAGATGAACTCAACATAAATGTTAAGAAACTTCCAGATAAGGAGGATATCGAAAAAATGGAAAAAGAAAAGAAAAAGAAATACCCCTTGTATTATCTCGCCTTTTGTATGGCATTAATTACTGGTGGATTTTACTTCATAAAAAACAAAGTTAGACCACAACCCGTACCTATTCAACCTACTTTTTAGTGGTTGATTTCGTTGTCTTTTTAACAGTTTTCTTAGCTGGGGCTGGAGCTGGGGCTGGAGCTGGGGCTGGAGCTGGGACTGGGACTGGTGCTGGTGCTGGTGCTGGTTTCACAGTTCGTGCTGGAGCTGGAGGGACATTTCTTGGTGGATCGATATGATCCGCAATTTGTTTAATGATACTATAAAGTTCGTCTGAGTTAACTTTTGATCGTGAAAGTTGATTTTGAATTTGTTCTCTAACAGAGTCCATCGCGTAATATATATAAAAGAAAGATTATCTTTATAGTAAATGTTATTCATTGGACCAACCGCTTTAAGTGGGATAGGGCAACAAATGCGAAAATATATGGATCTTTTTCCGGATAGTAAGTGCATAGACATAAACGAAGAAATTCCCGTCTGTGAAAAAGCATTTATTTATGCCTTACCTGTTCAATACTGGATTGATAAAATACCAGAAATCAAACGTAAAATTAAACACGTAACGTGTATGACTATATGTGAAACAGAAACCGTACACGAAGATTATGGAAAACTTTTTAAACTTTTTGATAGAATTGCTGTACCAAGCGAATTTTGTCAAAGAGTTTTTAAAAAACAGTTTCCAGATACCGATTTTTTTATCATACACGCTTACGTACCTGATAATAGACCATACACTTTTTATCATATTGGGAACGTAATAGACCCTAGGAAAAACTTTAACAAAATTTTAGAAACGTTTATTCGTCTAAACAAACCAGATGCACGACTTATTATAAAAGCAACGTGTAAACAACCCATAAACATAAATATACCAAACGTCACTATTATAAACAATCTAGTATCAAATGAAGTTATGGAAGACATACACGCAAAATCAGACTGCTACGTGAGTTTTTCAAGTTCAGAAGGTATTGGTTTAGGGGCTGTAGAAGCAGCTTTACGAAATAAACCAGTTATTATTACGGATTTTGGTGGTGCACCAGAATATATAAAAACACCGTACACAATTGACTGTGAACGCCAGGAGTTAGTAAAAGATGATTTCCTATTCAAGGCCGGTATGACCTGGGGTAAACCAAATGCAAATCAACTCATGGAGTTTATGGAAGATGCGTATAATAAAAAACTAAGATATATGGATCACCCAAAAACAAGGATGTTAACGTGTAAAGCAAACATTTTACAAGAATTCGTCGTTAATGTAATTGGTGATAAAAACGATAAGTCCGGTGAGAATGGTACCCGAAGTGAGTGATCCCTTTTGTGCTATCAACATTGCAACAATATCATCAATAAATTTAATATTCGTTGGTTTTTTCAAAAGTTCTGGAATAATTTGTGAAATTGCCAAATAAAGAGCCATGGCTATTATGACAGGTCTGAGAGTTTCTTGATCTAACATTTAATATAACAATACATTTATTTTTTAGCTACGTGTTTTTTGCAGAAGGCACCACATGATGCTCTAAAATTACACTTTTTACCACTCGTTGTTATCGCCTGACACATTTTATTAACATGTCTACTTTGAACTTGTTTTTCTGGAACAACATCCAAAAATTTTATTTTGCTTTGTTCTCTTTTATCATCGTACTTTTTGCGAGACTCTCTAAGTTTATGAATACTTCTCGCAAATCGTTCACATTTTTCTTCCTCATTTTTATATAAACCCTTGGCTATATCTAAATCTTTTTGTTCATACAACGTGTTCATTTTGGTTTTGGTTTTGGTGTCGATTCCTAATATATTTTATATAATTCACCACTGAGGTTAAAAAAATACATATAATTATACAATTACAGGTAAGATAATACCAAATATATTCATATAAACCTAAAAACGTTGTTAATACCATGGAAATCATAACATAAATAGTATATGCAAACAAACCATACATACTGTTATGTTGTATACTATGCATTGGTAATAAACACGCTAAACAATTAAATATAGTTAGGAGATTATCATACATAATTACATAATGCACACTTCCTAAAACTAAAAACATATTTAACCAATATATTGCGATCGATTCAAAAAGTTTATATTCAGGTTCAGGCTCTTGTTGTCGAGTTTCAATATATGGTATAACTTCTAAAACACTCGGTCTTTCAATAGTATAATCTATACCTATAACCGACGTTCCATCTGGTTGTCGAACTTCATTATAGTACATAAAAGAATAAATACCATACCTTTTATGTATATTAAATGCAAAGGATATTGTTTCTTATGCGACTGTCCTTTAGAACCCTATATAAAAACAGATAATAAAGAAAAACGTGAACTCATTAGAAAATACAGAAAAATAAATCCAATTTTTTTAGCGAATAACGAGATGTATTTGAAATTTTTCAAATTAAAAGTAAAAAGGGTCTGTTATTCCTGCTTTAAAACATGTAGTAAACCATCTCAGGAAGTTCTCAGGTCAAGGGAAATCGGAAAAATCAAAACCATCAATAGAAATTTATCATTATCCAGAAAAGAAGTATTTTTATGGTACAAAGGTTTATATAATTACGTGAATAAAAATTTTCATAATAGACCCATAATCGTGTACAATGATATTTAAAAAATTGTAAATAATAAGTAGTATGTGTGATATATCTGGTCCAAACACCGGTGCCATTTTACGAATGAATGCCATAGGTAAACAAGAAACGTACCTTTTATCAGACGAACCCGACAAATCGTTATTTAAATATGATTCTAAAAATCATGCGCATTTTACAAAATTTCATAAAAGTTTAAACATTAGCAAACCAAGTACAGCCAAACCCAATTGGCCTTTTGGTGAAACGATTAAAGTGACCTTGAATCCAAGAAATATGGGAGATCTCTTATCCAATATGTATATATCGTTGACTCTACCAACTATAGATAATTCAATCGACGAATATTTTGCAGATCAAATAGGAAGACATATGTTAAAATCAATAACTATGCGTGTAGATGATCTCGTTGTAGAAACGTTTCACGATGATTGGGGTATTATTTATGACGAAATGTACCTCGACGAATCCGAAAAACGTACAAAAAGATACACACTAAACAGGAATTTAGCAGAAGATACAGCTTTAGAACCAGGTAATTGTATGTTCGGAGGCTTAAAATCTAAACTGTTTATACCCGTACCATTTTTCTTTTCAAGAAAATATGAAAGTGATGAATACGAAACAAATAAACCAAATAGACCATATTTTCCAACGTGTGCAATACATAAACAGAAAATAGAATTTGAATTTGTTTTTCGACCTAAAACCTTCTTTACAAATGCTGCAGGTACAGTTTCACTCGATGGGTTTGACATTATTACAGAAGAAATAACAATACCCAACGAAGAAAGAGTTTACATTAAAAGTAAAGAACACACATTCATAACAGATGTTGTTAAAAAACATCCTTCTCTTGAAATTAAAACGGGTGAAACGGACGTAAAACTCGAACTTGTTCCAGACATACCCGTAAAAAATATATTCTGGTTTTTTAGACAAGTTGCTTTTGAAGATGAAAATACAGCTACGGGTGGTAGTAATGTAAGAGAAAATGCATTCGCAAATAGATTCAATTTTTCATCTAACATAGCATATTCCGTAAAAAACGAATTTTATAACCCACCCATGCAAAAAGCTAAAATATTTATAAATGGAGAAGATATGCCAAATTTACAAGATAGCGATCATAAATATTATAAATACGTTATACCCTTTACAAGTCGTTTATCTAGACCATATAGAAATATTTATACGTATGCTTTCTCGATGAATCCGATTAATGTGGAACCATCGGGAAGCTTGGATTTTAGTCAATTACAATCAAACAAAACAACACTAGAAGTAAATATGAAAAGTGGTTTAATAAGTGATTATACTTTACACGCGTATTACGTAGGATACCAAACATTCTCGTTTAAAGAAGGTTTCATGACACGCGCTTACTAAATAAATCATTTTTATTTACGTTTATGTATTCAATTATTTTATTTTTTATACACCATCTTATGAAATTCAATTGTGCCACAGTTGTATGAATTCCATGATTTGTACCAGGTATAGTATATTCAATTTTAGACGATCTACAAAACGGATCGAATAATTTTTTACTATACCCATCCAAACTCGATTTATAGGCACAATGAACACTAAAAATTTTACCATCACCCGTTTTATAAGATAAATTTGTACGCTTAGAATAATTTGTTATAAACCATTCTAAATTTCTCAAAGATATTCCACCAGTTTTGTTTAATATATTTTCCAATATTTCCCTATTTTTGGGTAATTCATAAAACGTATCGATAGAATGTAACAATATATCAGATTTGTTCATGTTATAAAATATAGGTCTCTAACTTTTAAGTATCTTTTCAATGATACTGATCGGCCATTTCCTCTAAAGACTGTTCCGAATGTAAGGGCGTATAACTATTTGATTTAGGTATCACTTTCATATTAACATCTCTATCACAATACAATGTTTGATTGACGTGCTTCCTACAAAAATTCTGTTTATTACCACAATCGTGTGTACATATAGTATCATTTCCGTCTCTATCTTTGTATACACCCTTACATTTACCTAAATGATAATCTTTTTCTATAAACGGTATAAATTGTTTGAGAGATAATTCAGACACACACATATTCAACCTTTTACATTCATTTAATATACTACGATTTACTTCTTCTTCACATAAATGATCCATATCCCATAAACACTTAGCAAATCTAGAATTACCCTTTTTATATTTTTCTACATCCCGTTCATCCTTAACAGAATCACTTTCGAGTTCATAAGACAATTCTTCGGGATACGGATATCCAGATTTTAACTGTTCAATAGTTAAGAGAGTGTACTTTGTTATTATACGTTCCCATAATATATTAATGTTATGTACCGCATTAGAACGTATAAAATACCAGATTTGTTTTTCAACAGAAGATTTACTGACTTTTACCATTGTTAGTATATAAATTCTTTTTTTTAAGTATTAAAAAAATCGCTAATTTTTCTCTGAGTAGGATCGTGTACAAATTTCTTACGTCTATTTGGTTTAGCGCGTGTAATGAGTTCACCAAATATCTCCTCTTTAGGATCTTCAAATAATGGTTCAATCAAATCACACACAGGATTCAAAAACTTATTCAAAAAATAATACGGATAATCAACAGGTAAATTATTCTCTTCCGCGTATTTAGGATCTTCAGCTTTTTCGTAAGCTTTTGCTCTAGGATCGTGTGTTTTCAAAAGAATATACGGAACTCTATCCCCCGATTGTGGTTCAGAACCAGGTTGTCTTTCTCGCATTTTATTACGAACCTGAACGTGAGATAAATTGTCAGATTTGTATGAATCACCCAATTGTTGCGAAAGTATTAACTTTTCGTGAGGAACATCACCTTCAAGTAATTCTATAGCACGTTGTAAAGCGAGTGCCTTAGGAGGTCCAGTATCACTACTCTCCAAAACAACATCGAGTAATTCTTTACACACTTCACGCATGTGAGGTGTATTATCTCGCCTCACAAGCTGTAAACCCTTAACATCAATATAATCCATATTCATATTTCCATCTTTACCTTGTGTCCAAAGTTTTGCCGCGTAACGTTTCTTTGAATACAAAAAATATGGACAATACACCTTCTCAAGTTCAAGATTATTTGGCTTTTTAAATAAATGTGTACACGCAGACGCTGCAAGTTCCCCAAGTTCCCAACTATACTTGATAGCTTCATCACCTTTACGATCCCCAACATCAAATTCAACCATAACAGAATCAGTATCACCGTAACGTACCTTCGAACCCGGGAAATTCTCCTCGACATATTTTTTCGTATCATCGATCATCATTCGACCTTTTCGAGTCACTGATGATGCAATTGGAACACACGGCAACATACCTTTAGACGCACCCGTAAAACCATACACGGAATTCATGGAAATTTTATACGCCAATTGTTTACCATTATACATTTGTTGTATAGAACCAGTTGAATTAGCCATGTCTTTTTTAGCCTGTTTACGAAATTGTTTAAGTTCAAGAAGAATATTCGGTAAAAGACTCGGTACATTCTGAACAAATTTAAACTGCCCAAACGTTTCGATCTCTAAATCAGGGTACCGCTCCTTATCCTCATATTTAGGGTCCATTATCAAAGTTGAATAACATAAATTATGCGCCATCATTATAGATGGATATAGAGCCTCAAAATCAAGTGCTGTAATAGGAGTATAATATGCACCTTTCTGCGCTTCAAGAACAGTTGCTCCTTCATACCCATCAACCATACCCTCACCCCACGAAAGTGTAGGAACAAGGTACCCCATTTCCCGAGCCTTTTTAGTTAATTGACTAAAAACTTTTATTTGCTGTCCACGTTCGACGAGGTACGTTAAGGGAACCCACGTCGCTTTAGCCATTTCCAAAAGGTTAATGAGTGTACACAATTTTGATAAAAGCCTATGAGGAAGTAAAGTATCTTTAATACAGTATTCAGCAACCTCGCGTAATTTAACAGGGTCTTCCTCGACAAAACGTGCAAACATTTCCTTCGCAGGCATATCTATTTTTTGATCACCAAGGTACAATTTAGAAACGTTATCAAGTTTATACGAATCGAGTTTATACCCTTTTTTTACTTCGTGAAACAAATCAAAAACAAAACGACCAGGTATAGGTAAGAGTTTTAAGTCATTATCACCAAGAGCACTCGAGGACAATTTCTTATACACCATTTTACACGCGTAATCTTTCAATTTACTTATCTTATAAAACTTTCGAGAACACCCAACTTTCTTAGCACGTTTCATTATGTATTCCATATCAAAACCAAATATGTTCCAACCCGTAATAATATCAATATCCTTTGTAATCATGTATTGACTAAACGCCTCTAACATGCCCTTTTCAGTATCATAACTGAATATATTACACCCATCCAAATTAGAATCCGTTTTCTTATAACAAAAGCATGTTTTATCATAAGGTATATCTTTACCAAACGTACACAACGAAATAGCTATTTGGAAACAACAATCACCGTCTATATCCGCATCCGGAAATTTACCAGTAGAACTATTACATTCTATATCCAGGGAAGCAACAACAAAAGGGGCGGTTTCTGGATTATCAACGGGTTTTAACAGTGTCCAATCTCTACAATATAAATCGATATCAACATGTGCAACATTGTTATCATCACACGAATCACCTGTATCTAACCACCCAGTCGATTGTATACCAGTCCTATGCATTAGCCTCAGGACAGGGTCAAGATTAGACTCGTACACTTTCAGTTTTTTGTATTCATCTGGAAGAGCTCTATTCTTAATTTTATAAGAAACCTTCCTACGATCACCTAAAGTTTCAAATTCAAGTTTCATAAAATAAAACTCCTCGTTATCCTGAAACCCCCACACGTCTTTCGATTTTATAATCGTATAATCAAAATTAAGTTCAGGACATAATCTACACATTTTTTGATACCAAATAGAAGCCCATGTCTTATAATCTTTACGAGGAAGCTTCACATAAAAATATGGTTTAAACTCGGTCGTAACACATACAGATTTTCCATCAAACGTCTTACCAAAAACACGTACTAAATGAGCTTGATCGTCATCTTGAGTTTCCCAGGTAAGAGCTTGGAAAACAACCATTTTTCTTACTACGTTATCGCTCGATTTTTTTAATATACTATATTAGTAAAATATGTCAGCTGCTTTGATTGACCTCGTATCGGTCGGTGCCCAAGATGTG